CCCATGTCGGCAAAGCCCATGAAGGCTGGGTATTGCAGTTCTGGAAGGTTTATTAACCCAGGGACTTTTAGAAGAGTGTTGTATAGGCGATCAGTATGATTGCTGCGGATAATATGCATTTCTGGGCTGTACTCACCGATATCCCAAAGGATCTGCTTACATAGCTCACGATCAGCGTGTAGGTCCTCACTATAAGCCAGAGGTGTGCCTTCACTCCATTTACTAATTGACTGGAAATCAATCTCATCGCCGACCACCAATACCGAGTCGAACTTCTCTCGCCTGGCCAGTTTGATTATATTCTTTACCGCAGAGTCTAGCTGGTACGGTACCTGTAAATCTGAGATTACAAGCCAACGCTTAATCTTCACCCTCTTCAGTAGGATCGATACTAGGTATGATGCCGCCATCGCCTATTACCCAGTCGGGCATGGTTGCCCTATCTGATACAAAGTACAGCGCACAACTCTCGCTAAATCCTGCCTTGCGTGCTGCCTTGTAGATCTCGTTCATAGCAATATAGTGTTGATCTATTTTAGACAACGGCTCAGGGGATTTACGTACTATGCGTTTATTAACTTTCTTACGCCTACGTCTGGTGTCAGCCACGTCACAATTGTCGCTTACTCATTAGAGAATATAGGTCATCAACACGCTGTTCTAATCGAGTTAATTGATCTTTCATACTCTGGCCACCATTGGGCCTCAATTCGTTAAGCCAGCCTTTAATAAGAAAGCGCAGACCCACTAATAAACTTGTTAGCACGGCGCACACGCCAGCCCCAAAGCCAGCCCATTCTGCTGGACTCATTTCGCATCGATGCCATAATCAACTTCTTTACCAGAAGAAGGATCTACAGCTTTAATTAGAGGTGCTACAACGGCACCCAATAATGTGGCATAGGCAGGGTGTATATCAGCAGCAATAGCCAGAACCACGGTTATACCGCTAGCTGCTACAGCCCTTAAATAAGACTTAATTGCTGCCTTGTGTTTCTTTGTTAGTTTCATAACTTGCCTCCCAGTAGTGGTATATCAAACGGCTTAGAGTCTTTATCGCCTAACTTTGTAAAACTAATATGTATGTGCTTTGTGTGTTTGTTGTAACCCTTGTACTTGCGCCATTTAAAATTGAGTATTTTGCTAGCAATCATGCCGTTGTGGATCACGTAAGAAATGCGTTTATCGGTCTTGCCGCATATTCTGATCTGGTCAGCCAAATATACTGAGATCCCTTCGGATGTATCCAAGCGAGAATCAACATCAATGGCTCGTACACACCCACCTGCGTCTGGATTATGATCCGATTTTCTGGTGGCATGACGAGCATCGCCCAACCATCCGCAATTGGTAGTGCGACGATCTGGGTACCAGGTATCAATCTGATCTCGTAGCTGTACACCGCTTGCACATAGCCATGGTTTCATTTGCCACACTTCCTCAAGATTGTGCTATAAACCTAAAGCCCTTAAATCATCGGTAGTCAAACCAAGTGCGGCTAACTTGCCTTCGGCTGTTGCCTTAGCTTGCGCCTTTGCTTCGGCTTCGGCTTGACGTATAGCATTTTCTGCTTGGTCTGCTTGATATTGAGCAAATTCGGCATCATTCATTTCTCTGTCAATAACTTCATTTGTTTCGGTATTGTGTATTCTTATTATTGGTTTAGCCATATTAGTTTGCTCCATATATATTGATTGTTCCACCAGTAAATGATCCTGAACTAGGAAGAAAAGTAAAACTAGAAATTACAGATGTTCCACCATAATATCCAGCACCATTTGAAACTCCAACGGCTTGAACCACTGCTGAAAACCAAAACGGTTTAATTCCTGTTGAGTTAGCGGCATCAATGAAAATAAAATGTTCGCTAGCAACTCCACCAGAGGCACCAGTTGTTGTAACAGCGGTCCAAGCATTCGTATCACCATCACCAGTTGCTGCGTAATAATTTGAACCTGTATCACCATTCATTCTGAATCTAAAATTTGCAGCAGTATTTGCTGTTGCGCTATCAATATGAACAAACAAATAATTGTAACCTGATAGTGATGATATTGTAGTTGAGGAACCACTTAAAGAGGTTCCACCAGTATTTATTAAAGTGTAACTTTTTGTTCCTGCAGTAGCAGTAGCCCAACTTGGCACTCCACCTGCAACAGTTAAAACTTGACCAGTTGTTCCAATACCAAGGCGTGCTGGAGTAGATCCGCTAGAAGAATAAATTGTGTCGCCTGTAGTAGTCATTGGGTTGGTCATGCCAGTAGTATCTAAATTAGCCCAAGCACTACCAGTGTAATATGTAGTTACATTTGTATCTTTAAGATAAGCAAAGTTGCCTTCTTGTGGTGATGTAACTGCGGCATCTCTAGCTGCGGCACTGGCGAATACCCAGACACCTTGCATTAAATAACCATCTACATCGGCTGCGGTTAATACCTCGCCTGTAACGAAGTCCTTAAAACCTAATCCTGCTGCCATCTTTACTCCTTAATAACTGAGGACATTATAGTCTAAAGTGCCATAAATCGTATCATTTAGGATAAATGCGTCGATAACGGGTTCTAGTGTTGTGAAGGTAGTACGCCAACTATTCGGTGTTATATTCATACGTACACCGAAAATCTGAAGTGTTTTTTCTAGGGTAGATCCGCCAGGTTGCGTGGTGATTACCTTTATCGGATCGAAGAAGTCTAGGTCTAGGGCTGCAATGATGCCTGTATTGTAATTAGCCGTGTATAGGTCAAGGACTATCGAGTCCACTCTGATACTGGTTTCTGCTCGGCTAGCGACATAAGCCTGGGCATAATCAAGTGCTACCGCATCGCTCTGCATCAATAGGTTGTCTAAGAAGTAGCTGTGTAGGAAGTACTTATCAATGCTTGCTTGATTTAGGGCTACCTGGGGACTACCGCCTGATCTCGTAATTGTGGCTTTATTAAATATAAGTACATCGTTAAGAATCCAACTGGCATCAAAGTAAACAATACCCGTGCCGTTATCAGCAAAGATTGTGGGCGTACCGCCAATAGAACCAGCTGTTACATTTCTGTCTTGGAATACAAAGGAGCCAGCAGCGTCTACGTATAAAGCCCCATACTCTGACGTGGCTACGGTAGTCAAGGCGGCTAAGGCTGTGCGGTTGGTACCAGGGTCTGCCTGCATAGTGGTAAGCCCAGCATCTACGTCACGCATAGAACTAGGCCAGTCAATTTCATCTAATATCTGATTAATACGAGTGCCGCTTAAATTGCCAGCGCTCGCACCTGCCACCGTACTGATCTGCGCTACCTGGGCCAATCTGAACGCATCCACTGCCTGGATAGTGGTGATGGCTACCGTGTCATCGGATTCGCCAGGGTAGGTAGTCACATAGCTTGTAATAAACCCTGAGAATATAGGATAAATAACATTCCCATAAGTAGCAGTAATCTGCACCTTCTTCATGGGTGTTAATAAATTATAATACGGTCCGCTGACGTTCTGGGGATTGAAGTCGCCATTTTGATCGACAATACGTAAAGTCAGTGCGCCTGTTTGGAATTGATCGGATAGGGCAGTGCGGCCTCGGTTAGTTTCTATGCGGTTAATTTGATTTGATACATCTACGATTACTGCTGCCGAATCTGCTAATACGTTTGTGTCTAATATACCTGTACCCAATATAAGGGCCTGGGCAAAACTAGGCCCCGTGCTGAAGTTAATTACTGCATTAATTACAGGTACGGTCATACTAAGAATCCAGCAGGTACTGTGGAATAACCAGACCTGGTTGCCACCTGTATGCTTTCTGCTATTGCCTGACTTAGTTTATCGCTGCCACCATCTATAGTAAGTCTAATATCCATAGGCCCTTGTGATGATGCACGTTGAGCGTTATTTTGGTTTAAAAATTGATTTATGCGTGAGTTCAATTCTTGAGTGGATTCCAATGCCACCTTGTTTTCAAATGCAGCTATTTTATCGTTAGTAGCTTGGGCTGTAGATAATGCATTAGAATAGGTCGGGGCCGCCCCTGCCTTTGATGTTGTTACTCCACCTAGTGAGGCTATAAACGATGCTATTTGAGCGTTAAGGGCTCGTACCATTTCCAGCGCTGTGCTTTGTAAGTAATCATCTATCTTAGTGTTTAATGTTTTAACTTTGAATAATGCAAAGTCCTCTAAAGACATACCTGCTAGCCGAGCCTGTTCGGCAAGTTTTCTTAATGCCTCTGATGCTTCTAGTTCGGCTAATAGTTTCTTAGCCATAGCCTCGTTATTGTCTAGGATTGCTAGTTGTGCCTTCAGGCGTAATTTAGTTTCTTCATCGGTTGCTTGATTAAGAGCAGTAGTTAGGCCTATGCGTTCTAGGTCAAACTTCTTCTTTAATTCTTCTACGTTCTTATTCTCAATAGCGTTCTTCTTTGTAATTATATTATATTCTTCTTTACGTGCTTTAAGAAGTGCTTGAGAAGTACGCAGGTCTGGTATGCCTGAATAACCACCTACGTTTGGTTTACCAGGAGCATTACTCTTACCTATATCGTAACCAATTAAGGCTAACGCCCCACCGATAATTAGTTTTTTAGATCCAAATACAAGGAAGGCTAAAGCGCCTAACAGTTTACCTACATCGCTATCTGCAAACTTTTTAACTTCGCCTACTAATAAACCTAAGCCTCGAACTGTATCGGCAATAGCCAGAGCAAACTGATTCATAGAGTCTGTTGCTTCATCTATTGAATTATCTTTAGCCAGAGCGCTTAAAGCATCTATTAAACCTTTACCTATAATCTCTGTAGCATCAGCAGCAGCTACTTTTAGGCTATCCATTTTGCCAGCGTAAGTATCTAATCTGGCTAAAGCCTGGCCTGCAAATCTTTTTTCCAGTGCGGCCATGATTTTATTCATGTCACCAGTGGCAATTATATTGGCATCTATACCAGTGTTTAATCCTTTAATAGCCTTTGTTTGCCCTCGGACTCCAGCTGCTATTGCGCTAATTACCGTTTCTAAACTAGCGCCTGTACCAGCACTAACATTTAGTGCAGTTTCTAAAGCCTGTTGACTAAGAGTGACCGAGCCAGTGGCGTTGAGTAAAGTCTGAAAGGCTGGTCGTAACTGATCATCTAATACCTTGTATAAATTCTGTAGGCCTGCAATATAGGTTTCTACTTCGGTTACCCTGAATGCATTGCCTGTGTTTTGTAACTGAACGGCTAACGATTTAGCGGCCTTCTCATCGGCTGCAAAAGCATTCACAGCCTTTTTGCCAAAGGCAACTAATGCTGTCGTAGCAAAAACACGATTAAAAGTCTTGCCTAATTTTTGTGTTTGTTTATCAAAAGCAGATATATCTTTCTGACCTTTTTTAAGAGCCTTACCGTTCCAGGTGGCCGCCGCTGCGACGAATATATTGGCCATTACGCAGCCTTTTTAATTGCTGTTTTGCGTGTGAACTCCACGGCTGTATTGTCTATCGCTTTTAATATAGCTTCATAAACTTTGGTGCTATCTTCGGCCCAAGCCTTGTAAACTAAACGACCCTGCATTTTTCTTCCACCACGGCCAAGTTGCCCAGGTACTCTTTTAGGCTTTGTAACTGGAACCAATTGTGCAATAAATTGTTGGCTGGCAAATGGATTATTAGATTCATAATCTTCTAATGATTTACTTTTAGCAGATTTTCTTACATACGTGCCACTACCTTCATGCTTAAATGTAAATGGTGCTCGCCCTTGTGGGTTTAATCTTCCTGCGGTTTCATAAATAGAGCCGCCCCTGCTAACGTTGTAAACATATTGGCTTACTTGCCAGCCGTTTTTCAAAACTTTATTTTTGCCAGGATTATAACCAATACCTGCTTTAGCCACGCCGCTATCAAACTTGGGGAATGGTTTATCAACATTAGAAGATAATGGTTTAGACCATCCTGATAACACCTGGCTATTTGATGGCACATAACTTCTAGCTTTATCCGCAACCTGCCTCATCAACGGGTCTATTGCACTGCTAACTCTTATTCTCAGGTCTTCATCAATAAAACTTAAACCATTTATGACATCTTTAACGCCTACGACCTCGACTGGCATTTTTGATCTCCTTGGCTCTATCGCTTAGTACCTGCACGATTGCTCGCAGCATTTCTGGGTCCATGTTAATGAACTCATTAGGCGCAATTCCAAGTTCTACAGACAGGCTGGCTATCGTGTAGAGCGTAGAATCACGCTGAACTATTTTTTTTCGTCGTCTAATACCTCGACAGTTTCTAGACTGTCTATAAACTCGGCACCAAATATAGGTACAGTTATGTTAGCCCTACGCAAGCACTCATGCGCCAAATAATAAATCTCGGTCTGCCGTTCGTGATCACGCAGGACTTTACTAATACCTGCTTGGTACTTTAACTCGAAAGCGTACTCGACACCTGGCGTTATCTTGTGTTCTGTGACTTCGCCATTAGCCCTTGTTATCTTTAGCTTTGCCATTATTGCTCCTTTGTTATGGTGTTACGTCTACTACTATAGGTGAATTACATGTAAATGTAATGCTTTGAGTAGAAATGTCGCCTACAGATCCGTTTAGATCCTGTGTGTTATTAACCAGCACAGTAGTTTGATACTCAGGATTAGTAGTGCTGATTGCTGCGCTTGAGCGCTTGATTACTAGTGGCACTGTTGTACCCCATGCCGCTGCAAGTGTCGCAGTAACTGCGTTAGCACCTGTTGCTGCTGTATCGTTGAGCAGTTCTAATGTTATTGTCGATGATTCCAGTCCCTTTGTAAATTTGTGGCTGGAGTCTCCCATCGCTGTTACTTCTAGTTCATCAAAGCTGCGGTTAATTGTGACACCTGTAACTACGCCTGAAATGTCGACGCTGTTAAGGGTAACAACCGCACCATTGCTTAGAAATACGGCCATTATTCTTCCTCTTCTTTCTTTAGAGCAGGTTTCTTAACCGCTGCTGGTGGTTCGGTAATCTGGCCGATTCTAGCCAGAAATCTAAGGTCTTCTTGAGTAAATCCTTTGTAACTCATGTTAACTCCAACTCGTGAGGATTGATACAGTGATCTCAGAAACCAGAAGATCGCCACTTGCTGCGGCTATCATTGCTGGCGCTGAAATACTAGAGATGTTCATTTGGTAAGTAGCAGCGGCCAGTTTTGTAACTACTGCTAAAATATAATCTTCCATGCCAGCCAAGTTGCCTTGGTTATCTAGCGCTGGCTTTGTTATAAGAACTTTAAAGTTTGCTAATGGGTTTACGCTTATTTCATCGTTGTTAGACGGCACGATATACGGATCGCCAGGTGTAATAACGACGCTGTTGGCCAGCAATGTTGGTGGTGGAAAACTAAACACTGACCATACGCCAGCATTTGTTAAAGTAGTGGCTAAGGTTGATCTAAGGGTTGTTATTGCTGCTGGCATTAGCCCACCAGAGACGCTGGACTTGAATACGGCTGGATGAGGCCTCTGACCCTGTTAATGAGCTGGTATCCCATACGATAAGGACTTGCAGATACCCCATCCATACCGACCCCACCTGTTTG